ACTGAGTTGCCTGTATACTTCGTAGGCAAGTCTGTGATAGTATAGGTATCTCTAGGGTTACCATCAGCAGTTCTCGCTGCCTTGGCAATTTCTAACTTCTGTATCTGGCGATCTTCTTTGGTTCCTACTTGATTAGTTGTGCATAGGATCGTGTCACCGTCTACTATTCCTATCTGTGTTAGTGTGCTAGAGCTGTCTCCGTAGGTAGTGTCGTTGATAGAAGGATTGTTTAGAACGCTGATCTTGTAGTAGTCTGTAGGAAGGCTTTCGTCTGCGGCGATTGCAGTGATCAGTTGATCTATGGTAATTGATAGTGCCACTGTCACTGAATCTTTAACACCACTCAGTCCCCAATAGTTAATTGTGGCCATTAGTTATCTCCGTGTATTCTTACTGTAGTTCCGCGGATATCTTCTGGTTCTTTAGTCCCCTGCCATTGATCGGCGCCGGCATCCTGCGTCACAGCATCAATGCCTGCATATTGTTCTTTTGGTTCGTTGCTGTAGGTCGATGATTCCTGCTGGTCAGCTAGATCTATGATCTGCCGGAAACGCTTGATGTCTCGGTCGGCGTATGAACCATCGGTATCTGGTTGCCTAGACTTGGTTTCGATATCATCGATGATATCGAGCATTCCCCTGATAATTTCGGTAGCTTTCATCTATAATTTTGCCCTATTACGTATTTATGGCTTTTCTACGGAAATAATAGTCACCGTCAGGGCCCTGATCGCTGAATATGCCCTGGCATTCGAAACCCTGTGCTTCCATCCATGCGATCACAGAGTCAAACAATGGGGCGCCGCGATTGTATTCCACTTTCTGCAGCTCTAAGATCACGTGATCCACAGCGGCTAGGCATTCTTGGCTGCCTTTTAAAACATCCAGTTCAGCACCTTGCACGTCTAGTTTTAAGAAATCTGGCTGTGGGAACTGCTTGAGACGCTGTACAGCATCTACGGTCACGGTCTTTAGTTTCCTGCGATGCGATTCGTTGAAATAGGCTGGCGCTTGGGGATTGACATCGGGATTCTCTAGGTAGTAGCTGTTGCCTCCGGGATGCTGATCGTTCTGATAAAAGTCGACTTCCTTGCCCGATTCGTCGCTGAGCACACCTATGTGATATCGCATGCCCGCTTCTTTGTACAAGAATTCTGTGGAATCCATGGCTTCGAAGGCTATGATCTCTGCGTCAGGCCATATTTCTCGAGCTTCAGTGGTCCAGTGTAACACGCAGGCTCCTATGTCATAGATCACACGAGGACTTACTCCTTGTTCTTTTAACGCTCGGAGATAGTTGACATGCGCTCTGGGTATCAGCCGTTGCTGGCCTAGCTCTCTCAGCCTAGTCTGTTTATCATCCTGCACCGCCGGTATGTGATCATCGACTTCGAACACGCCCTGGCCGATGTGCCGGCATTTGATCGTGGGATCGGCCCAGATACGGAACCCTTTGGCCAGAGCTTTTTTACAGAAATCCACATCTTCTGATATGGTGTTCCTGTGATCCAAGGCTGAGAAGTATTTGAACTGTGGATAGCCAATGCTCTGCATGACTTCGGCTTTGACCAGCACACAGCCGAAACCGCAGCCCTGTACTTCTACCAGGTTTCTGCCTTTGAGTTTACCGTAGGGGATGTTAGACACACCGCCATGATCGTTGGCTTCGTATATCTCTAGTATGTGTTGTCCGGGTTTGCGCTGTATGTACAGTCCTGATACCACATCTCGATCGTGCGCCAAGAGTTTTTTCAGCGTGTCAGGAGCAAATGCTATGTCGCTGTCCACAGAGAAGAGGTAGTCAAATCCTTTTACTACCCAGTCTGCGATGAGATTCCTTACTTGATCTATGTTATATCCATAGAAGTATTGAAACGTGGTTTGGTAGCCCTCCGGAACTTCCAGATCGTAGATCGCTTTGAAGGTCTCCACTTCGATGTTCCGGGCTGTGGGTATGGCTATCAGTATCTTTTTTTTTGATTCTGGAATCGCTGTTATTCTAGCTTCTGCGATTGGCGGTTTGGCCTGCTCTATGATCTGTTGTACCTGTGGGTTTATCTGCATTTTGCTGACTATTTCCTTTGCGTTTCGATTCTGTTGGTCACTGTTGACCTTGTAGTCGTTCAGGGGATTACGATCGTTGTAGTTGTATATGATATCTTGCAGGCATCGCACTCGATCGGGGTCTGCCTGTTCTATCAGGCTATAAAACACTGCGCCATCGCCGCCCGCCTTGTACCACTGACCGTTGCTGTCTTTGAACAGGTCATCAGGTACGCCGTTAATCAATGATTTCTTGAAAGTCCTAAGATGTGTGTAGGGAAGCACCCAGTTGAAATGATGCTGTCTATAGATCTTAGACTGTTTCACTGACTCAGGATAGGGCTGGCTGATCAGAGGTATAGAATCCGCCATGCTCCAACAACTGCCGTAGGTAAACTCTGCGCCGTTGGCATACACGGTATTGAAATAATCGAATATGGTGTTGTCATTGACTAGAGTGTCATCGCCGTCTAGCAGCATGACTATGGCATCGTCGTTGGCGATCTCTCTGATAGCGGCCACCTGATTTCTCACCGCACCTAGATTTTCTCGGTTGGCGCAGAGCTCGAACTTATATCGTATGTTTTCCGGCAGTCCGTCTAGATATTCGGCCAACACTGCTACGGTATCGTCTGTGGAGCAGTCGTCTATGAGTATGTGCCTATAACGATCATAGTCCTGTGCGGCCACGCTCTCTACGCATTTGATGATGTAGTCTCGGCAGTTGTAGAAAGGAGATATGACTATGATCTCTCGCTCCTGTCCCTGTTTATAATCAGAGAGCTCCACGGTGTTATGATATCTGCGACCGGTGATCTTGTGCCATCTGCGATTGATGTCAGTGACACGACGATACTGATCTCTGCTTAGATACAGTCCTAGTTTCCGATAGAAATGCTGCTGCCATTGCAGGGCCACTGAATCCCAACCAACTATGTCTTTGATGATGTTACAGTAGTACTGTTTCTGCTGATGCAGATAGGGATTGCGATAAGCTTCTACCACGGTCTTGACGAACTGTTCTACCTGCTGAGGAACATTGATATCCGGAAAAAGGACGTTGGGTTCTATGGCATAGTCTATGAGGTAACTGGCACCGGCTATGGCGATCTCTTCTAGGGCACCGAATCTGCAGGTTATCACGGGCGTGTTGTAGCAGAAGCTTTCCATGGTGGATATACCAAAGGTCTCGGGAAAGGCCGCGGGATAGATCATGAAGTTGGCTAGGGTCAGTATGTCGGCGATTTCTTTCTGAGGTATCACTCCCGTGAATTCTATGCCCTGCGCTGCCAGTGCGGGATCTGCGGCCATCTCTCGCCAACGCTTCTCCTGTTCGTCGGGCTCGCCATTCACAGAAAATCTATAGTAGCCGCCGATGACCTTTAATTTAGCCGTAGGTATGTGCCGCCGTACATGCGGCCAGATCTTTTCTACCAATGGAATCATACCTTTGGTCACGGAAGCATTGTAAACGAAAAGATCTCGATCCTTGGCTCGGATATCTACTTCTCGATTCCATATCTTCACACCGTTGCGTGTGACGAACAGTTTGGGTTTCAGCACTTCGAAATTCCGGCGCCGCCCATGATGGCAGTTGGCGATATAGGTCAAGTGCCAGTCACTGAGCGTGAAGATATCAGTGATACGATTCTGCACCGCCAGCTCTTCTATGAGATTGTCTCCGAGACAGAAAGTGTCGTGCATCCATAATACCCGCATCTTGGCTCGGCTTAGTATCCTGTCGTAGAGATCCATATCTTTGAAAGGCATCGAACGCTGATCATTGAGCTTGGCATAGTCTCGGGGATCGGTGAATGGAATCACGGTGCGGCTGGAAACGACTATGTCGAAATCGTGATCTCCAGCGAGATATCTCAGAGGACGGTATTTCACACCGTCGTAGACTCCTGGCTGTGCGTGATCCATTTCGCAGTTATTGAACACGGTGACATCGAATCCTAGTTGCACCAGTTCTCTGGCGATTAGGGTCACGGCGCTTTCGCTGCCGCCCAGACCTTGCTTGAATATCGTGGATCCATCGTAGGGAATGCCTATGATATCGATTATGGCTAGAGTGATCATTAACTATTTAAGATCTGATGATCAGTCCAGAGACAGATCTTGATGTTATCTCAGTCTGTGTGCGCTTGCGGGCGGAGTGAAATTGGATGTGTATCGTGCGAAACCTTTTGTGATGCGAAGGTCGTCTATGAAGCCTGTAAATGCGGTAAATGTAGTACCAAGAACAGTTTTTCCTATTCCAAGGCCCCCATTTACATGATTTGCACTACTGGAATAAGTGCTTCCGTACGCAGTTCCGTTTAAATAAAAAGTATGAGTGCTTCCGCTTCTTACCCACGCAAAGTGATACCAAGTTCCAGTTGAAAGTGTTGCACCGCCAGAACCAAACACAT